CTGAAAGGTAAGAATGGTATGTTCACACCGGCTATGTGTAGTCACGTGTACAACTTGAAGACAGTACAACAATCAAATGACAAGGGAACTTGGTTTGGTTGGAGTATAGAAAAGGTTGGTCCTGTTCAAGACAAAGGTCTATACGAGCAGGCAAAGAGTTTTGCTGTAAGCGCTAATAAGGGTGACGTTACTGCAAAACATGGTGAAGAAGATACTAAGTCAAAACAAGACTCAGTACCATTTTAATCATGGTAGACCCGCAGTTAGACTCCCCCGTTGCTGCGGGTCTACAAACAGAAAGGATGAAATTAAATGTACTACAAAACCCCAAAAAGATGGCATAGAGTTCATGAACAAGGACTAACTCAAGATGATTTTAGAACGTGCCTCACGTGTCAAAAAAAATTTACAATAACAAAATGGCAAAAAAGTAAAATTTATTGCACCGAAGTTTGTAAACCAACCTGGAGACCAAACAGAGGTGGTGCTGTAGGAAGACCGAAGGCAAAGAAATGAAGTTTAAAGAAATATTTGAAGGCAACAACAGTGCCTATGGTCAACTAATTTTATCAGGATCAACAACAGATAAAGGTAAAGCAGAGGGTAAAGCGTTTATAAAACGTCAACCAGTTACAGATACACTTTGGGAAGAGCACCTAGAGGGTAAAGATCCAGCTCTTGGAGTTATACCAATCAACGAGAACAACGAATGCAAGTGGGGTTGTATTGATGTAGACCAATATAACTTAGACCATTTGTCTATCATGCGTAATATAAAAGGGTTTGGTTTCCCGTTAGTGACATTCAGATCAAAGTCTGGTGGAGCGCATCTATTTTTATTTGCAAAAGATTTTATACCTGCAGCATTAATGCAGTCAAAACTAAAAGCTATGGCTGAGACTTTGGGTTTCGGTGGTAGTGAGATATTTCCAAAACAAACTGAGATACTCGTGGAGCGTGGAGACACGGGTAATTTTTTAAATCTACCATATCATGGCGGCACCAGAGGGTTGCGTTACACTTTTAAGGCTGGTGGTGAAGCTGCTAGTTTAGAATCATTCTATTCTATATATGATGAGTGGGTACAGACAAAAGAGCAGATTGAAGCGATTGTCATAAAGAAAACAGAAGTTGTTGAGGCTTTCCAAGATGGACCACCTTGCCTAAATAAGTTGGCTCAAGATGGTTTTGGTGAAGGATCAAGAAACAATGCACTATTTAACGTGGCCGTCTATCACAAACAAGCAAGCCCAGACAACTGGGAAGACAAGGTCATGGAAGATAATAGCAAGTGGATGAACCCACCATTAAGCTTTCAAGAAGTAAAACAGTTATTAGCATCTGTTGGTAAACGAGGCTACGATAAATACAGATGCAAGGAGCAACCAATATGCGGTGTGTGTAACGCAGCTAAATGCAGAACGAAAAAGTTTGGTGTTGGTTTTGAAGAAGAGCAAATGCCAGAACTAGATACACTAACAAAGATTACATCTAACCCACCACAATGGTTTTTAAATGTTGGTGGTAAGAGAGTAGAATTAAAAACAGAACAACTACACAATCCTAATTTATTTGCAATTGCAGTATTAGATCAAGCCAACGTAGTATCACCTATACCAAAGGCAGCAGATTGGAGAGAAGTTTATTTAAAAACTTTGATGCAGAACTTACAAGAGATAGAACCACTAGAGTCATTAGATCCAATAAACCAAATAGTAAATTTATTGTATGACTTCACAGTCAACAGACCTGCGGCAAGAACCAAAGAAGATATATTAAACAAAATGTCATGGACTGATGAAGGGCACACATATTTTAGAATGGATGACTTCTATTCTTTTTGTAAACGAAACAACTGGGAGATGGATAAAATAAAAACAGGTAACTTAATAAAAACTTTGAAAGATGTTTTTGTAAAAGAAGAACGGATAACTTTGAAAAACCAAACACCAAGACTTGTTAAGATAAAAGCAATGAAAAAAACAAAGCCAGAGATTAGCCAAGAGAAATATCAGGAGACGCCGTTTTAATGAAAACAATTATATTAGGACCACCAGGCACAGGCAAAACAACAACATTGCTTAATTTGGTAGAAGAGTTTTTACGTGCAGGCACGGACATAAAAAAGATAGGTTACTTTTCTTTTACAAAGAAAGCTGCGTGGGAGGCAAGCACAAGAGCAGAAGAAAAATTTATGCTCGATAAAAAAGACATACCGTATTTTAGAACTTTACATTCACTGGCATTTAGAATGTTGGGTGCAAAAAAAGAAAATGTCATGGGTCATGCAGACTACAGAGACTTTGGTCTGAAATGTGGCATACCTATAAAGACAGCGTGGTACGAAGAGAGTAATGGTATATTTAATTCTGACAATGAGTATCTACGTTTGATAAACAAAGCACGAGTTTTAGAAATACCGATATTGGATTTGTACGATAGAAACCAACACGGTATGGACATTGAGAGAGATTTATTATATCTTTTAGATCAAGAACTTAGTAGATATAAAAAAGAGAAAGGTTTAATTGATTACAATGACATGGTTTCAAAATTTATCGACCAAGATATTTCACCGTCTTTTGACGTATTATTTATTGACGAAGCACAGGACCTCTCACCTTTGCAATGGAGAATGGTCCGGACTCTATGGGCGAAAGCAAACAAGACCTACATTGCTGGGGATGATGATCAAGCAATATTTAAATGGGCTGGCGCTGATGTTGATACTTTTATCGCTCTTAAAGAAGAAGTAGATTACATCGATACTTTAAGTCAATCATACAGAATACCTGGTGGACCGATACACGAGATGTCACAAAAAATTATTAGAAATGTTTCAAAGCGATACGATAAAGATTATATGCCACGACAAGAGATGGGTGACTTAACACGATACTCTGACGTTACACAAATAAACATGTCACAGGGTGAGTGGTTGGTTTTATCAACAGCAAATTATTTTCTCGACGACATAAAAGATTTATGTGAGCTACAGGGTTGGTACTATTCTCATAAACACAGAAACTCTATCAAGTTAGATTTACTGTTGGCGATACAAACCTGGGAGAAGTGGAGAAATATTGAAACAACTTTGCCGGTTGCATCAATCAAGAATATTTATTCATACCTGGGTGATAATGTAACCAAAGGTTATCAGAAAGGTAAGACCATGGACGAGAACGAAGAAGGTTATTACATTGCGGAGTGCATCGCGGATCACGGATTACAAACAGAAGACGTTTGGTACAAAGCGTTTGCAGGTTTAGATACAGAAACAGAAAACTACATACGTAGTATGTTAGCCAACAAAGAAAAAATTTCACAGACACCAAGAATAACACTATCAACCATACACGGGGCGAAAGGGGGTGAAGCTGATAATGTATTACTTCTACCTGATATTACTAAGTCTGCTGCTGACCACGACGATATTGATCCAGACGAATTACATCGTTTATTTTATGTAGCAGTAACAAGAGCAAAAAAATCTTTGCATATATTAGAACCAAAAAACTATGACAGGGCTTATGTGATATAGTTATGGCTCGTTTTAAACCAGTTAAAAAAAAGAAGGAAGAAATAAAAGCTGTCAACATTATTGATGGTAACTACAAAACAAAAAGTTGTTTAACACAAGAGCAAATTGATGAGATGAGAAGAAGGTTTAAAATTAAACCAAATGGATATAGTAATTCTTGGGAGTTAGCTAAAGAGTTTAATGTTACTCCCGGCACAGTTAAACGTTGGACAAAACCAGAATTTGCAAAAAGTCTTAAAATAAGTGCGGCAAAACATAGAGAAACACCTGAGTATAAAGAGTATTCTTGGAAAAAGAGTCGTAGCAAAGAAGCTAAAAAAAGGAACTCTATATATAGATACACGGAAGAAGGTTTTATTGTTTGTAAATGGGCAGACGTGGAAAAATTTGTCAACGATACTAAGAAAGGTGCTAAGCCAGGAAAAATGGAAACTAGCACAATCACCAGAGAAGAGTTTATGAAACTTTGGGATGATCATAAAAGTAAGTTTGGGATGAAATGTTATTACACAGGGATCGAAATGGTTATCGCTCCAGGTAAACCTGATAATTTAGTAAGCGTAGAGCGTGTTGACCCTAATATTGGTTATACAAAAGATAATACAGTATTCTGTTGCCTTGGTATAAATATTAGAAAACATGACGCAACAATGATCGATATTTTACAAATATATAAATTAGCAAAAAGGAAAGGTCTTTATGACAAATAACACAGAAATATTAAATAAGTTTTTTGGTGAAACCACTCAAGGAAAAAAATGTTTTTTTTCTGAAGAACAAAAACAAGAAATGAGACAGTTAAAAAACAAAGGGTTATCCAACAAAGAATTAATGCAAAAATATAATATACCTCGAACTAGTCTTAGTAGGTACTTGGATCCACAAGGAGTAGAAAAAGAAAGGCAAGCCAGACTTGCAAATCCTCAGTGGGAAAAAAACTCAATGATTAGAAATAGAAAGAGGTATCGATCTCGTACAAAGGAACAGAAAAGACAAGACGTCGAAAAACAATATGAAAGGACAGAAGATAAAGAAAGACTTCATCTTAGGACATTATACACAAGAATGAGAAGAGCGGTTAAACGTCCTCAAAAAAATCATAGTGCAGTGCATAACATACATAAAGAGGTGCCTCTTATTTCTCTTGAGGCTTTTTTAACTCTTTGGTTTGAACATAAAGAAGAAAGAGGTATGCGTTGTGCTTATAGTAATAAAATTATGACTTTTACAAAGGGAACTTATGAAAAAAAAGTACTAACGGCCGTTTCTGTTGATAGAATTGATGCATCAAAAGGTTATATTGAAGGAAACATAGTCTTTTGTCGTTGGGAGTTTAATACTAGGAAAAAAGATCTAACACTAGATGACGTGGAATCAATAATAAAAAAACTTTTTGAGAGAAGGAGAAGCAGATATGTCTAACCCGTACGATAACCAGGTCGGAGGAGATCATTACAAAAAATACAAGATACAACCCAGCGAATTCATCAATAAAAACAGATTGTTATTCCCTGAAGGGTCTGCTATAAAGTATATAGTTAGACATCAAGATAAGGGAGGCAAAGAGAGCCTCGAGAAAGCGAAACATTTTATCGATATGATAATAGAAAGGGACTATAAATGAGAACATTGCAACAACCGTTGTTTACACCAGAGACAGAGTGGGTGCCGCCGAATAGGTTACCTGATTTGTCTAGCCACTCAGAGATCGCCATTGACTTAGAAACAAGAGATCCAAACCTCATGACTATGGGTTCAGGGTCTGTAAGAAAAGACGGTGAGGTTGTTGGCATTGCCGTTGCGGTCGAAGGATGGTCGGGCTATTTTCCGATAGCGCACGAAGGCGGGGGGAACATGGATCGCGCATTAGTGTTGGATTGGTTTGAAGACGTTTTACACACGA